CGTCCCCAGTGGTCTCGTTGAAGAAGTAGTCACTGCGCCCGACCAAAGCATCGACCAGTTCTTGAGCAGGGATAACACCGTACACACCAGAGCTGGGCAGTTCCCCGAGAGGACCATCAACGACAGTGATGACCGTGCTTGTGTTGGAGGCGATCCCAAACACACACGGATACGGAGTGCCACCCAGATTTCCAGAACCCACCAAGTAGCTACCTGTTAATGCGTTAACAACCCAGCTCTTAGTGGTGTCGGTGACTTCGTAGTCAGAGAGCAGCCCAGCAACTCCCGTCCCCACATCGACCAGATTCTCAAGACCGATGTCAGTAGTGGTTCTCGACAATGGGACCCCGCCTACAGGTACTAGCGCGTAGGCCCCAGTACCTGGCGAGGCCTGCCCAACCGCCACGGTGACTACCATTGAAGTGGCTATGTTGCTCAGAATTGGATAGATATTCTTGTTAACGTCAACAAGCACATAACCAATAAGAGCAGATGGGACCCATGACTTGGAAGCGTCCCAGACAACAGAAGTTCCCGGAGGACCCGCCGTCACGGAAGTCGCAGATCCAAGTTCATTGGAACGAAACAGTCGCGGTGTACCTACAACGGGAAAATTCGCCAACCTGGCCCTGTGGTCCCCTGGGTCTGCGTCGTAGATTAGAATCTCCGTAGCCATGACATCTGTGGTCGGTGGGAGAGTCAGGCCAGATCCGTCGTACACATAGAGCTTGCTATAACGCTGGAGAGGATCCTCGAACACTCGGGCCGTAACAACGTGCTGGTTCCCAACCGTCACGTCAGAGGCGCTGGTCTGGATAGCCAGCAGAGTGGCTCTAGAGAGCGACTGCACGTACTCCTTGATCCTGCTCCGGAACGCAGCGTCACTCTCCTCGTCGAAGCCCCCTGCGAACGTCCCAGGATTGGACACGGTAGCGGTTGCCCAAGGCATCGAGGCGAACGCACAAACCATCCCGCTGGTGACGTTCATCACTGAGCCAGTCAGCGCCGACTCGACAGCGATGGGCGAAGTGGCGATGTCACCGTCAAGGAAAGTGCCCACCTCAGTGGTGGTGAACACCAAAGCCGGGGAACCAGAGCCAGCTTGGGTCTGAACCTGTGTCCCGATGGGAATGGTCTTGTCCGAACCAATCGTGGACAGAGTAACAGTGGCCCCAATGGAGTGGTTCTTGGTCAGGTAAGGGGGCTTCAAGTTGAGTGAAGAAGACCCCAGGGTCTTGCTAACATAAGTGATGGTCTCCCGATCTGCCCCTGCTCGTGAGATCACAATCACGCCGTTAGCTGGGAAGTTGGCGTAGTCGGCTGGGTCCACTGCTACAGAAGTTCCGCCAATGATGACATTGCCTTGAAGAGTCGAGAGTATTACAGAATCCCTGATTGAAGAGTCGCTGACTACCACAGACCCGTAGGACTTGGTTGGAGGATTCCTGGTCTTGTTATAGTCGGCAGCCCGGTCATCCAGGTCCTGGCCACTCGCCCTGTCGAGAGAGAATAAGGCGAGCAGCTTGGCAAGCTGGAGGTACATGTCGGCCAACTGAAGACCAAGAGCTTCCACGATGCTTCGGACGATGGACCCTCTGTTGGTGTCCCGCAGGCGCGAGTAGGCCAGCACTGTGGAGAGCATCTCGTCCACTACCTGCTTCAGAGTCTTGATCCTGAATGACATTGTTAACCTCTTAGTAAGACTTGCTCAAAGCAGTCCCCAGCGCGCTGCCCTTCGGGATGATGTAGGCACTCAGACGAGACGCATCCAATTCCTGGGTGATTGAGAGACTCTTGATGGAGCTTACACGAGTATCAGACCGCAGTGTCTGCTCCGCTGAGACGCGCAGAAGGAACAAGGATTCGACAGTCCCCCTTCGGCCAATATTCTTGTTAAAACCGTATCCTGGATGAAGAGGGAGGTCTCCTGGATCTGTATCCATCATGCTGTTCAAAGCCTGTTCGAAATTGAGCAGCCCGCCGACAGACGCGATGTCCCCGCCAGGAGTTACGGCGAGCCCGTGGTCAGCTCCGATGAAGATGTCGGTCCCGTACAAGTCGTCCGATACGCTACGGCCCTGAGCATCCTCGAAGTAGATTCTGAATACAGACCCGGCATCGAAGACTACACCGAACGGAACGTTAATAAGCAGGGACGTGGCTGTGTTACTAATAATCACCAGGACCAGACCTTTGCCTGTACCCTCCATGATCTCAATCGAGTAGCCAGCCCACTCATTGGTGCGCCACTGGGGCAGGGTAGGACTGTTAATTAAAGTCCCTACAGCCCAGAGAGACCCACCTGAGTAAATCCCAGGCGTGAAGGAGTCAATCAGGCCCAAGTAGCTCTTCCGAGGCTTGAAGTTGATGCTGGTAGAAGAGTCCAACGACTTGCTGACTGGCAACAAGACTGGATCTCCAGGGGCCAGAGTCCCAGGCTTCCTATCAGACTGACTCTGCGAGAAGTACGGAGACGACAGATTGTTAATTGCAATGATGTCGTAGGCTCGCTGAGGATCCCCAAGCAAACGAGCTGCCAGTTGGAACGGATTCTCACCCGCGTTGAAGGTGCCTACCGACAGCCCTTGGTTGGCAGATCCCATTGGAGAGTCAGGAGGGTAGTCAGGCGGGGCTGCTCCAGGCCCCCTCGGGGCAAGAGCTGGTGTGGGAACCCCTGAGGAGTCGTAGGTGAACCCTGGAGAGGACAACCCATTGAACACGGTGTTGCCTGTGATGCCCTGCGGAAACCCTCTGAGCAGGCCGTTGTAGTCGTCTGTCACGCCAGCCCAACGCTCCCGGAAGTTGTCAGCAAACAGGGAAGGTGTTGCCATCACCCTGTCAACACAGCTCCTGATCTGAATCAAAGACTCCAGGGTTGCCATCGGCAGATCTACAGCGAGGTTCTCAGCCGACATGAACACTTTGTCGATGTTGCTTACGAGAGCTGCAACGGCTGTGCTAGGCATTGAGATCACAGACGAGACACCTCGGTTAACACTATCAAGAGTGGTAGCCAGAAGCCCAACTGAGTGGATAACAAGGTTGCTGTAGTCAGCAACACTAGTTGGAACCAAGTTGTTAATTGATGCCTCAAGCTGTGTGGCCTGAGCAACCAAGGCCTTCTGAACCTGAACCAGAATGTTAACAGCAACAGGGCTGTCTGGTTGTACAGGAGCCAGCCAATCGGTGAAGACCAAACCAGAAGCCTTGGAGATCGTCCTGAGCTTGATCTGGTAGCTGTAGGAAAGAGGCGACTTGGACGTACGAGGAGCTGAGAACGCCAAAGGCTCCACCAGCCACACCTCGTTGTCCTTGGTGTTCAAGTAGAACAAAGAGCAGTTCTGCCGTTCGTAGGCTGTCCCGGTCCTGTGAATCTGCCAGTACTTCCTGAACAGGCTGCGGAGCTTGTGGAACACTGTGTAGCCAGAGACGGAACTTCGAACACTGGCTACGTCTGCCCCAGCAGGCTGACCTGAGGCCTGGGCGTAGGCCTTCGCCAGAGGATTGATGGGGGACCCATCCCCAACTCCAGCAAGGTTTGCGCGAGGAAGAAACCCAGTGGTGCCAGACAGGGTAATGTCCTTGAATAGATTACCGTTGTTCTCGATGAACTTCCCACCATCCTGAGTGGGAATGATCGTAACCGCCGCCTCTTCGCTCTCCTCGATACTCTGAGGAGGTAGAGGGAGGATGAACGTGGACTTGTCATTAGGCCCGAGTCCGGTTTGAAGAACGAACCCATACTGAGCTTTCCTGTGCCCAAGGTACTTGTTCTCTTTGTCCTCCTCGAAAATGTAGTCCACAGAGATGTCTTCATGCCCTCGTTCCAGAGAGCTTGAGTCTAATACATTGCCTGACAGATCGCTCATGGCCTAACCCTTCACCTCAAGAACCTCAGAAGCCACCGTAGTAGGTGGTGAGATCTGAGGAACAGGCACTGGAGAAGAACCAGACACAGGATCCAAGTGCGTATGTGAATTAAACTTAGCGGAGAAGTCTTGGAGAGCCGACAAGACCAAGCTTGCCAGAGCCGCGAAGTCCGAAGACCCTCCACCGTCCACAGTCAGCAACGTGCTGGTGCCTGTGTTATCGAACACTAGATCCATGGAACCCAAGTGAATCGTGAGCTTCTTCTTCTCGCCCACCTGCGACTGAGGATCTGGGTGAGGCCCGAAGTCCACCGACATGTTGCCATCTGCGTCCACTACGAACTCAGTGCCTCGGTGACGTACTCGACGTACCAAGTCAGCCCCAGTTAGCAGCTTCTCCCCTCGGACATCCGTGAAACCAACCTTGTTAAGAGGGTGCTTGAGCACGCCGATGATAACGGGCCTCTGCACGTTGGCATTCACGAACGTAACAAGAACTTTGTCGCCATCCATGGAGAGACGAGGTGTGTACCCAACAGGAGGCCCTGCGGACCCGTCCATGTTGACGGCTTGCCCCTGCTGCACCGAATTCTTGGCTGCCCTTAGAACAGTGTCGTCTGCCTCATCCACCCCTGAACCGCCGTCAGCACGGATGACGTTGCTCAGCCGCCTCATGAGGCAGGAGGTCGGGTCCACGTCGTACTCAATCTCCTTGCCAGAACGATTCTGAGGATCACCGGGATAGTGAATTCCAACTACTACCCCTTCGATAACAACATTATAGTTGAAGATTGGATACCGATCCGGATTCCCACGGATGTCCGTACCCTGAAGACAAGACTGCTGAACCTCGTCGATGAAGTCGGTCATGTGAGATCCGTGAAGTCCTTTCCGTACAAAGACTTGAGATCCTCAATCCGCATGTCCTTAATAGACAGCAACAAGCCCTTCTCCTTCAACTGGGCAAGCGTCAACAAGTGGGGGAATCGAAGGGATCCGGTAATGCCAGCTATGCCTCCCCTAGGAGTACCTCGAGTCAGAGTGTACGAAGTCGTTGCTGCTTGAGGGTACGAGAAGGAATGATTCACCCCTTCAATGTAGAAGGAGAACTGCTCTCCCGTACGCTGATTAGTGTAATCAAGTCTGCGGCCAGGTCGAGCCTTGGCGTTGAGCCTCCCCGACATGGTGCCTGACAGGAAGGACTCGTTTCCGTAATGCCACTCGGCAACCAGCCTGGAGTAGGTCTGAAGGAGTCCGCCGATGGACCCATCCGACGACTCACTGACCAGAGCTTCGCCAGTCCCCCAGACTGCTGTGTGAGGCTCGTATCTACGAACACCGAACCTCTTAATAGAAAGCGGATTGAGGTAGCCGACCCCTACAGCAACATCTACTCCGGGGGCAGAGCCAGCACTGCCTTCCATGCCCACCCGGAACCAGTTCATCACTTCATCGTCCGAGCAAGAAACGTCCTCTCGGTTGATCTCGTCAGCGTCCACTGGGACCGAAGCCAGAGCAGCAAAATCGGCCAATGAGAACGGATGCCGTCTGAAGACCAAGCACGGAATGCCGTCGATGGTGTCGACGAACATCTCATTGATGAAGCTGTTAGCATACTGCTCTATGGCCTGCCACAGATTGCCGGACAGGTTGGGCATCCCTATGAACGAAACCTGACCATCCCCATCCTGAACGTAGCTCGTGTAATCAAGAGCCTTTATCTTAGAAGTGGCCGAAGTAACAACCTTGCCTTCAAGCTTCTTGCCAACGTCTTTCCCTAGCTTGAGGGCATCTGGAGGGACGAACTGGTTACGGTAGTCATGGAACAGCCCCAGCAGGTCCTTAATGAGAACCCCAGGAGCCTTGAACGCACTGACGGCATCGTTCTCAGAAGCGTTGTTGCAGAAGCTCCCCATGTAGGACGTGAGTGCGTTGATGGTGGTAGCCGTCGAGATGGTCGGGTCGTAGACCAACTGGATCCCAAGCAGCACCTTCCCGTAGTCCCTGGCCGAGAGCTGAATCAACTCTGTGAGGGCCCCCTTGTCAGAGACCGTCCTGCTCTTACTGACCCTATCAATGTTACAAGTCATGTAGGGTTTGGTCGGGTCCGTCTCGTCACTGTCCAGATAGACGTTGCACCAGTCACCAGGTTGCAATGCGTCCAGGTACTCCTGCCTGGGGACCAGCGTTGCCTGAAACCCACCAGCAGGCTGGTTAATCATCTTGTTAATTGATGCTTGAGTCACATCACCAGGCTTGTCCTTGCTGGTGACAAGCTCCAGCTTGCCTTGATCTGTAACAAACTCAAGACGAAGCTTCGACTTCTGCCTGTGGGTTCGACCACTCACTTAAGGCCTCCCTGGCACAGACGACTTTGACCTCTTGGCCTGGTTAGAACTGGCCCCAGCTTCGCCCGAAACTTGTTCTACGTTGGTTGTAAACAAGAAAGTCTGACCGGCTAGTTTAAGCCGTTTGCTCTGGCCCCCTACCGAGTGCATCTGCCCGTACACATCGCCTAATGAGGCCTCATGCTTTGACTTGCCCATCCCTTCCGTAAATTTGGTCATCTGGGCATGAAACTTGAGCTTGGCAAGCTCTGCCCCAAGTTCGTCCTGGGATCCACTCCCCTGATTTGCGATCTCCTTAGCTGCCAATTTCCCAGATCTCCTAGTCAGAGTCTGGCCAGAAGCAACTGGCCCAACCCCCTCAGGTAGATCTTGCTTGGCAGCAGCAACTGCTTCTCGATTTTGTTGGCTAGATGTCTTGACATTAAAGAACTCGGCTAGGCCAGTTAGCACCTCTAAAGTCTTCGTCAATACGTCTTTAACAAAAGCAGGCCCCCCGATGCCGTTGAAGAAGCTCCCAAGCTGCTGATCAATAGACTCAAGCAGGTGATCGATTGTCTTCCAATCCATGCCTGCCATAGCTTTGTAGGCTTGCTGCTCAATAGGCGCAGCAGCATCCATGGTCTTTTTAATCATACTGTCATTAAGCTTCCTAGGATCCATCTCGGACATCTTGATGGCCGCAGTAGCGTTGGGAGCTACACCAGCGTTCATCAAGAGCATCGCCATAGCTCGCTTGTCGCCGCCAGCTTGCTGGCTGTACTTCGCAAGCAGAGGACTCAGGCGCTCTGAGGCACTGGTCTTCTTCTTCCCCTTCTCGGACATCCTCTCGCTGAAGAGACCGGACTCAGAGTCCGCCATCGCACCAATGAGGTCATTTCCCTTGCCAAGGCCAGCGTTCATCAACGACATGCCTTGCGCGTAAGAGGAACCCTTCCCTTGAACCATGTTATTCGCGACTCCCATCATCTGGAAGCCGCTCTCCCCCTGGAAAGCCTTGTCACCGCCAGAGGCCTTGAACATGCCGGCTGAGAGACCAGCCATTTCTGAGCCGGCACCCTCCTTCAGGATGCCCCCAAGCACTCTGGTGTTCGCCATGGCTACTGCACCAGCCAGCATCTCGGGCACGTTGCCACTTCGGAAGCCTTGAGAGACACCGGCAGCGAACAGGTCCTTCCAGGCCTTCTTCAAGCCTGCGTTGGTCCTAACGTCAGCACCAGGGCCCCCACCGAATGCCCCACCTTTGGTGAGAGCCCCAGAGAGCTGAGACATCTCACCACCAGCCCCTGAGACCACCTGGGCACGCATGGCAGCATCTATGCCCCCAAGCCCTCGAGTTGCATGGAGAGCCTGAGCCGACACCGGGATGGACTCTTCAGCCGTCAGACCATGGCTTCGGGCCTGCCCTACAAAGGCCCCACCTGCCCCTACGTTGCCTCCAGTGGCCCTGGACATAGTCCTGAGCCAAGACTCACTGTTTCGGCTTCCTGAGACCGCGTGCTGCATGCCAGCAGCGAGAGCTGCGATGCCAAGCCCACCAGCCATACCACTCAGCCCACCCAACACGCCGCCTGCGATTCCCTTCAGGCCCTTCTTCTTGTTCCCGAACTCGTCGTGAGACCCTCTATTGATGCCTGAGGTGAGCCCGTACGCACCTGCCTGAATTATCCCGCCACCAGGAAGGGGCCCTGTCACCGCTTGTAGGGCGCTGTGGAACATAACCATGTCGCGCATGGTCTCGCGCTGTTGTCCGATCCGCTCGGCTCTGCTCTTCCTGGACTCGTCGCGCTCGAGCCCACGCTTCTTCATCAAATCACGCTTCTTGTCCTCGTCGATGGCACGCGAATGGGCAACGCCCATCGCTCGTTCCTTCTTGTACTCAGCGTCCTTCGAAGTGAGCTTGACCTTCTGAGTACCTGACTCGATGCGGTGGATATCACGGGCGAGCCCCTCAGCAGTCCTGGTGACTTCCTTGCGAGTTGCACCTATTACAAACCGCTCTACATCGGCCGCAGGGGTCTTGTGCTTACGAAGAGAGGCAGACCTCGACCTAAGGCCTGCAATCTCTTCAACTGCTGCTTTGAGTTGAGCACGCTGCCCCGTGGCCCCCGCTGCAAACTCTTTGGCAAAATCCTCGCCAGCCTTCTTGGCTTGGGACTTGTCAGCAGCTTGGATCCCAATTTTGAGTTTGGCGTCGGCCACGGGGAACTCCTAGATTAACGAGGTTTCCAGACCAGAGGCCCGTTGGAATCTTGAGCCTCAGACGGCGACAAGTAGGAGTCGTCGATGTCTTCATCGTCCTTCGCATCTGGAGACGGCGCAGAAGGCACCATTGTCTGGGCCTTGCCTCCATCTCCCCAACCAGCGAGGACTACTTCGGGATCTTCTCCCATGTCGAGGCGTCTTTCAATCTCATCGATCTCACTGTTGCCTGTAGGGCTGAACCCTTCATCCGGGTCTTCCCAGTCAAGCTGCGTGAGATACTTTGAGCCTGCCTCGTAACCATCCTCCAGATACTCTATTAACAAGTCATCTGGAGTGTAGGCCAAATACCTAGGGTCTGTAGGTGGTGCCTTGTACTTGTTGCACCACCATCGGCGAAGCCAATCATCCTTGAGGCGCGACTTCGCTAGCCTTCGGTACCCCCTCAGCTTGTTCTGGCTCATCCACGCGAAAGGAGCTTTCGAACTCCATGTACCTCTTGTGGACAAGCTGGATGAGTTTCACCTCATACAGGGCCTCAGGATTTGAGAACCACACAGGAACCGGTGGAACCACGCAGGCTTTCAGAGTGGCGAGCACGGTGTTGATGTAGTCAGTCCCAGGATCAACATTCGCCTGGTCACCGTTGAGCCTGGCCGTCTCCACCCCAACCTTCGCGATCTCCCCGATGGTCAGGCGCTTGAACGTGAAATCCCCAGCGTACATCTTGCCGTCTTCTGGGGAACGGTACTCCACGTTTACTGTCTTCGTGTTTGACATCGGAACTACTGCTTTAACATCACTCATTTGAGCTGACCTCCTAGAGAAGTGGGCACGACCCGTACTGGATCATGCCCACTTGAACATTGACAGCCTTGTGCGTCAAGCCGTTGTTTCAGGCTTGTGGCGCTCCATGTAGACGTACTGAAGGGGGTCCCTGAAACACGGTGAAAGTGCTGATCCTGGTCATGCGCGCTAGACTGTGGCTACTAAATTGTCAAGAACCTTCGGCTACGACAATTCGGACTCGTCACGAATGCGGATTGCATTAAACGTGAGGTTCTCGCCGACGATGCCACGAGCCGTGACCGACCAGTTGTTGGTAGCGCACTTCACCTCTTCGATCTGCTTGAGGGTCTGGTGCGTCTGGTTGTCCTCGAGAGTGGCCTTCATCCAACCCGAGGTCATGATGTTGTTCAGGTCGAGGCCTTGCTGCGGCATGATGCCCATCTGCTTCACGGAGCCGTAGAGCTGCCCCTCAGGGACCTTCTTGGCCCCTGCCAGGCCACGCACGGTCTTGAAGATGGCACAGTTGAACGTGACCCTGTAGCCAACAGGGGCGTACTCGAAGACCTCGAGGTTGTCCAAGACATCAACGGGCTCGTACACGACCTCTTCGGTGCCGTCGCAGCCTGATGCGAAAGCCACCTTTGCGCCATTGATGCGGAAGATACAGCGTGCTCCAGTCCAAGTCTGCGAAGGCATTTATGTTACTCCTTTCAAGGTAGCGATTTGGCTACCAGGGTGCCTAGACGTTGATCTGGGCGGGAACGAGGTAGATGTTGTTGAGGATCCAGTTGATGCCCTCAACAGGCGAACAGGTGACCGAGACCGTGACCGTCCCACCCGTGGCACTCACGGTGAGGTTCCGGTAAGCCCGGAGCCTGGAACCATCGGGCATGATGGAGTCCACGATCTCGCCAGCATCGCGCATCTCGTAGAGCTTCCCATCAGCCTCCTGCCGAATGGCGTTCACGTTCTTGATGCTGAGCTTGCGCCCGATGAACAGGTTCTCGAGGTGCGTCCGAAGCTCGTAGGCCACGTTCTTCCAGACGGACACCACGGACTCCTCGGTGTAGGCGTTGTTGTCCTCGCGCGTGTAGGTCGTAACGCCCTTCATGATGCGGAAGCCCTTGCCCGTATCCTCGGCGATGAGGACACCACCGAGGATCATGTCATCCCCGTCGTCCTGGGGGTTCCAGGAGGCGTCCTGGGTCAGGCTTTGGGCCCTGACGTACTTCCAGGTCAGAGGCTCTCCCAGCTCAGCCCCAGCCCTCATTCCGGCGCACTGAACCGCGAAGGCCCACTCAGGCATGACCGTCAGGTTCGACGAGGCATCCAGAACCCCAACCTGCTGGCAGGTGAGGCAGGTGTTGAAGCTGTTCAGCAGCGCAGCCTCTGCCAGCACCTGAGTCTTGGTCCCCTTCATGCCCATGAAGTTCTGACGCTCGCTCTTGCCAATCGTGGACGACATGATGGCCGCGTGGGCGTCAGCCATGGCAGCGATACTGGCGAAAGTGGCCGACGAACCCTGGGCCAGGTTCGCGAGGTTCTCGGACGCCAGCGGAACGACGTTGTTAACGCGAAGCGCCATCATGGCGTTGAACGCATCCTGCCAGTTGCTGTTGATGGAGACACCGCGAGCACCACCCGTCAGAGACAGGTGAGCACCGTTGGTGGTTGCGGGAGCCGTGGTGCCGGTCGAAGGGTTGCGAGTGGCAGTGACGAGCGAGCTGTTGCTGTTGATCCAGTCGATCATCCGGAACAACTGCGCGTAGAGCGCCGCCACCGTGTTCTTCACGTTCACGCCGGTAACATAATCGAGCTGCACCGGGTCGAACGTGTAGGGGTTCGTGGTCACAGCGACTGCCGTGTAGCCGGTCTGCTGGTTGATGTAGTTGATGACTTCCTGGAGGGTCTTGTAGGTGCTAAACGGGACCACCAGGTCAGCAGAGCCATCCGCCTGAATGTGCGTGCCTCCCGAGCCGCCAGACAGGGTCACGATGAGCTGAGTGGCAGTGACCTGAGCAACAGCCGTCGCCGAAGCCCCGATGTACTCAAGGGTCAGCTCTGAGGTGATGCCGAGGTTGGGGCTGGTCTCGTCGATCCTCTTGAGCCCGTCTTCGTAGCTGATCTCGATGGAGTGTCCACCTGCACCCTCAGCAACCAGGGCAGCGATCTTGTTCGTGTGGGCTCCGTACTCCTTCGAGGTCAGCGTCATCACGGAGACAGGATCGTTGCCGCTGTGCTTGACGTTGTCGAACCCGAAGTCAGTAGCCGTGGAGGCCACCTTCACCTCGATGCTCGACGTGCCGCCAACCTGAACCGAAGTGATGGTCACAGGGTCGCCGGCAATGACCGAGCCAGTCGAGGCCAGCACCGTAGCAGCTTCGACAGCGGTCACGGCGTCAATGTTGTTAACATTGCTGCCCGCTACTCCGTTGACGAGACCAGTGGCCTGACCGAACACTGCGTTCCCGGTGCCTCCAGCGAGGATCTCGATGCTGGAGAGCTTGCCTCGGAGGTCTGACACGAGGTCGACCTGGAATCCGTTCACAACAGCCGACAGCCCACGGATCTGGGTGTTGATGAGCGCCGCAGTTGCAGCAGACGCGGTGCAGCCTGCGTTGGCCGTGAAGGTCTGCGTCTCCCCACCGTCCACCTTGATGAGCAGCGTCTTGGTGTCAGGTGAGTCGTACGTGGCCGCAGCACCAGCACCAGCCTTCGTGGCCTTCACCGCCGTGAACGTCTTCGTGACATCCCCTGCGCCATCGATGGAGAACACCACGGTCTGGTTGGGCTCGAGGTTGTAGGGGCCCGCCTTGCCAGCAGCGGACGTTCCAGCGGCAGTCCCAACCCCAGACAGAGTCCGGGTTGCGCGAGTGGACTGATTGGTCTTCACGAGAACGAGCTGCTGAGCGCCAGTCGTGATGACCTTGTCGTTTGCAGGCTGAACCGCCAGACCGATTGCGTCGGCGAGAGGCCCACTTCGGAACAACGCCTTCGCAGCCTCAGCAGCAGCAGCACGGTAGATGTACACCGTGTTGGGGGCTCCGGCATCAGACTCACCGACCAGACCGACCACGCCATCGCCAGACAGGCCACCACCCGTCATCGCCGAGGCGTCGACATTGGTGGCACCACCGGGGCGAACCAACACAGCTCCGTTGAACAGCACTTGGAAGGACATATTAAACTCCGTTTTCGTTGCTGCGTTGGAGAAGGCTTAGTACTTCTTGAAGATGGCGTCCCACTCCTGCTGCGAGGCCATCTGCATCTTCGTGAAGGCGCGCATCCCTGCACGACTCTGGAGAGGAACGTTCCGAGAGTTGCAGTACATGGTCAGCGTCTGGTCACCCGTCCCCCTGACAGTGACTGCTTGCTCAGGCGGGCCCTTGAAACCGTTAATCAGCGCGCCAGAGGCGTCCTTGATTTCGGTCGTCGCAACAACTCCGGAGTTATCGGTATTCTTTGCCATTTCAAACCTCAGTCCACGGTAACCGTGACGACTAGCTGGGTGAGAAGCTCAGAGCTGACCTGCACTGCATGATAGTGCAAACAAGACAGCGTGACCATCTTAGCCCCGACCCATTCAGGGAGAAGATTTGCCTCGAAAGAAAGGTCAGAACTGCTGGTAATAATATTCATCATCCCGTGTGCTTCCAGCACTGGTCTATTAAGAATGATGAGTGTGTCAACAAACAGCTTCATGTACAGCGTCAGCCGTGGGTCAGAACTCTGGCACAGGAGCTGATAGTTGGCCTGACGAGCGATGCCGTACAGCTCCAGCTCTTCGCGATCCCCTTCTTCGACTTCCCAGTTCATGAGGAAGTCGTTGAGAGTGTCCTTGTCATCAGCTTCCCTATCGCCGCCATCTACGATGGCAATAATAGGAAGCGTAAAGCCACCCTTGGGGAACCCTTGAACGATAGAGATGTTGTGGCCTACCAAGTACTTCTTGGCCTCATCTCGCATCTTCTTTGGATAGGCGCTCAGAAGCTCGTCGAGCATAGTGATCTGCTTCTCGAGCTTTGCGAACCCGTTACGCAGCACTTCTTCGATCTGGAGTTCTGGAACGACGAGCATCAGCGCCTCTTGGACACGCTTTGTATGATGGCAGCCCCGAACTTCTCAACATCAGCAGCGGCCTTCGGAAACAGGTGGATCCCTTTAATGTCGGGATACCGCCACGAAGCAGGGTCTGAATTAATCGACACCCTCCTGATTGTCATGTACTGGGTGCCAGACGACTTCTCGTACTGCTTGTTAATTTGAAGCATCCCAGAGAACACGCCGACGCTCCTGCCGCCCTGCCGTTGGGGACCAATCAAAGCTTGCTTGGGGCCTCTGATGGTTGCATTGGCGAGCCTGGCAGCAGCCGCTGTGCTGGTCATACCTGCTGTCATCTTCTGGCTACTAGCCCCGAGGGCAGCTTTAATCACTTCGAAATCCTGCTTCGGCATCGCCTTGAAAGTACCCTTGGTACCGGGAGTTCCGTGGCGAAAAGGAACGTCAACGTACTTCGTCGTCTTCCCCTTAACCTTCCTGCCAGCCAACAACCCCTTTTTAATGTCATAGCTGGCGCGACCCTGCTCTGACCAGTTAGGGTCGAAGCCAGTAGGTGGGCGCTTCAGTGTAATGACAACCTCGTCTTCCCCCATGACAACACTGCCCTCTGAGTGTAGAGCCCTCTTGTAGACATCAAATGTCATCCTGCTGAGAAGGGGGTTGGCTTCCTTCTCGAGGAAGGAGACAGCGTGATTGGCGAGCCCGGTGAGGATGCCCTGCTTCTGCTCCTTGGTGAGCGAAGGGACTTCGATAGACACTGTAGCTATGGTGATGCTCATTTCTTGCTCTCGTCGCCGATCAAGAAGTCGAGCTTCCCAATACCCTGCACTGGGAACTCTATTAGACCCTTGGTATCAGCAGAACGAGAACGGGCGTTGCGGAACTGATGGGCCAAATCAAGAATAACGTACCTCGGGTGGCAGAGATAGGAGAGCGAGTAGAACACCCCAGTAGCAGGGTGGGAGCCGTTGAGTACGTCCCAAGAGATCTTGCTGTCCGTCGTGAACTTGAAGTCCACATCTGCCGTATAATCTACTCCACTAGCATCAACCAAGCGTACAGCCGAGACCCCCTGATACTTGGTCTTGTCCACCAGAGTATTCTTGCCACGCTGAAGAACTTCGCTGTACCTTATTGTAACATCATCTCCGCACTTGTTCTTACGCAGCTCGATGCTGTCCCACCACGAGAACTTGTGCTCAGGCTCCACGGTGATGATCGCCATCCCGATGTCGAACCTGCCGAATGACGCGAATGTCTGCTTCAAGCTGATGGAGGTCATCAGAGCCTTGATGACCTTGCCGGAATCGAAGAGAAACCCAGTACCATCGCAGAGAGTGCAGTTGAGGTCGTGGTCGTCCTTGTTAAGCATGCGATTTGGACAAGGAACCGACTTCTTCCAGATGACCTCGTAGCCGTCTCCCTTTATCTGGGCAATGCTCAACTCGGCATCCATCATGGCTGCCTGAGGAACGTTGCTCCAATCAGTAGTAGCTAGAGGCATTTAACACCTAGCAAACCGAGAGAGGAATGCCTTTGTACTCGTCACGCATCCGGCAAAGGACACCCTCAACCTGAGTGCGTTCCCCGTACAGCTCTTTCCGGTAGAGGTTGATCCGGCCAGCAAAGACCGCAGGAAGCTGCCCGTTGTTGAGGATGCCGATGCCCTGCGAGAGTCCATCGATACCGGCGCTGATGGAGGTCACCCCAGGCGGGAAGATGGAATCACCTACGATGCTGAGCACCTCGATGGTAGCCAGCTTGCAGATGGCATCCAGGATGTCCATCGGGTACTTGTCCTTGGCGAATCCCACTGTGTAATCAATGTGGAAAAGCTGAGGCAGGTAGCCAATGTTCTGGTAGATGAGGGGAAGGTATGAACCCCCGCGCCCAAGGATGACCTGAGACAGGGTTCCGTTCGTGGGCACAAGCTGAACTTGCCCGTGCTGCTCCATCAGCTTCACCCACTCCAGAGGGAAGTTGAACACTTCCTGGCCTGTGGGGTAGATGACACCAATCTTGTTAACGCTGATTACCGGATACTCGAACAACTGAATCCAAGCGAAGAGCTGGTAATCGTTAACATAGTAGTCATGCTTCTCGTCAGTGACCAATCGACGAACAACTCGAATCTTGGTCTCCCGCTCGAAGCAGGCTGCCGCGAAAGCCAGCTTCTGCTCGTAGAAGTCCCTGGGCAGAGGCCGATGCTGGTGGTCCACGAAGTCCAAGGACCACAGGTAGTTTCGCTTGAGGTACTCGGCCGACAGGTCAGAGATGTCGCTTGCTATTTCAAACGACAATCCAAGCTGCGACGGATCTGGCACTGTCGGCACGAGAGGCCTCCTGACTACTTCTTCTTGGGGAAGTTCTTGACGGGAGCCTTGGAGGTCTTGTCGCTGATCTCCTCATCAACGTCAGCCAGGCCCTTCACGACCTCAGGAGCCTTCACAGGCTCGGGAGCAGCCACAGGCTCCTGCGCCTTGGGGGTCATGAGAGGAGCTGGGCGAAGCTTCTCGTCGAGATGAGCGTCGAGGTTCTTGTCGGCCACCATCTCAGCCAGCATCATCTCGAACATCTTCTGCATCTTGACGAACATCTCGTCCGAGATGGACTCAGGCACGCCGAGCACGACGTTCCGGGACTTGATGAGCTTCCCATCGATGTACTTCACGCTGCGGGCAGGAATGGGCTTGTTGGCCGGATTGCAGTAGCCGATGCCCATGAGCGCCTCGCCAGCCTCATCGGGGACCTCGCACATGCCCTCCTTGTCGATGTTGATCTCGCCATGGGGGGCGTTGACCTTTGCGTCTCGGAGCTTCGGGTGATAGAGCTTCATGTTAACTTTCCTCAGGTGAGCTGAACGGTTTGGGTGGGACTACCTGGTACTTCTTCTTAGTTTCTGACACCAGTGTAGCAAGTTTCCCCGCAGGGATAAGGCTCACGATGGCAGAGTAGAACTCCTTCTCCACAGCGGCATGGCAAACATTACACAAGCCGACCAAATTATCCAGAGTGTCTACCCCTCCGAAACCCCTAGGAATTATGTGATGAGCATGGAACCTTTTGCCAGTAGCGTGAGACCCACACCTCCTACAGGTCCAGTTGTCCCTCTCCCTACACTTCTTCTTCCAGTAGAAGGAGTTGCCGCCCTTCCAAGCTGGATTGTCTGACCCGCTGGGTTTTGCAGCGGCAGCACACTTGTAAGAGCAGTAGTGCTTGGTGTCCTCGAAACAAGGAGTGATCCTCATAGGTTTTTCACATGTGCCGCATGGTCTGAAGTAGGCCTCCACAGGCCTACCGTTACCATGCGTACGGCATTGCCTAGAGCACACTTCTTGTTTAACAATCTGATAATGGGTCGTACAGTGGAACACCTTCTTACAGACTGGACACACCTTGTCGCACTCTTCGAGAGTAGCAGGCCTTCCCATAAGTAAGGCTCCTAAATAGATGAGGGTGATTGAGCAACAAGCTCAACCACCCTCAAGCTACTCCCAGCGGCATCTTTTAGCAAGATGCTGTTCGTTCATCAACTAGCTGTCCTTCACGTTGATAAACAAAACATTTTTACGCGGAGTGTACAAAACCAGGACAAGGTACAGGAGCTGCATCCAGCGGATGCTCGCGGCGACCGTGGCGAGCGGGATCTTCAGCATGGGGGCCAACTGGCGCACGCTGAAGTTCTGGATGTTGTTCTGAACCAGGAGCCCGTTCGAGCACTTCGGGAGGAACCAGTTGCGGTCCGTGTAGGTGATCGGGCCTGCGCCTGGACGAGCGATCATCGTGAGGTACAGCGACGTAGCCGCCGCGCCGCCGTCGATGGAGCGGTAGATCTTGTACGCCGTTGCCGGGTACGTCCCGCCGCCATCGGTGATGGTGAGAAGGCTGCTGCTGCCGTTCGCCACAGCCTGAGCACCCGAGGCACCCGCAGTCGACTCGCCGAAGCGGTTGATCGCAGTGACCTGCCAGATGAACGTGCCACCTGGAGTCGAGCCCGCCTTGAACATCGACTTGGTATCGGGAGCAGCCGCACCTGCAACCACGGTGGGGGCGTTGGGGGCCTTGGGGCTGGTCTGGGCAGTCGGAGCGGTGCAGACGCCCTGACCACGACCCGGGCGCAGGAAGATGTCCGGGTGGAACTGGATGAGGCCGGCCTGGCTCAGGAAGCTCGTCACCGCGAAGCCCACCTTGCCATCCTGGGGGGCCGGGAGGTTGACACGCTCGCGGGGGTAGAACTGCTTGGCGATGTTGCTCATGGCCTTCGGAGCGAACATCAGGTCGGTCGGAGTTCCGTAGTTCTCGACGACGAAGTTGGTGACGGTCTCGAGATCATCCTCGGTCACGTCCCCACCGCGCTTGTCGATGACCACCGTCTCGGAACCCGCCGCCAGCACGTCGGTTGCGTCGTAGAGCATGGTGGCGGGGGTGGTGATGCCCACGCCGTCCAGGATCTGCTTGATCAGGCCGTCGAACTCCTGGCTGACCATGTCGGAACGGGCACCGAACAGGGCGCGCTCGAGCCGCTCGAGAAGCCAGATGGCTCCGTTCTGGGTCTCCAGGCCGATCACGTTACCGTGAGCGGGGCGAACCAGGGTCATCGGGTGGGTCACTTCCCGGGTCGTCCCCAGGAACTTGACCATCGCCGACTTGCGCTCGTACACGCTGTCCTGAGACTCGGGCAGGTCACCTTCGTTGGTGAACGCCCCAGCATTAGAGCCGTAGTCGCGCAACAGGTTGTACTCCTCGGAGGTGCTGAACGCCGGGAGCTTGGAGAGCATCTTCCAGAACTTGATGTGCCCCAGGGTGTAGGTCGTGACGCGGAGAGTTGCCTCCAGAGACTCGACCCTCAGGATCTCGCCGCCGCCAGTGCTGAGAGGCGCGCGACCCGAACCTGCGCTCAGTGCCTTGTTGAGCTGCTCGACATCCGTCGAAGAACCAAAGCCGAAGCCCTGGATCCCTTCGTAGTCCTTCAGTGAAACCATGTTGCCACTCATGTTAAGTACTCCTGTTTGAAGTTCACTTCCTGGTCAGCTTGTTAAACGCTGACGTTGGACTAGCCCTTCACGAGGCGGGCATTCACCCGCTGAACGAGGCTGGGGTCCAGGTAGCCAGTGGACTCGTACGAGGACACCGCAATCGGGTCCACGTCGGCCTCGCCCTTCACCACCATGTCGGTGAGGGCGCTGAGCACCTGAGCACGGCTGAACTGGGGCAGCCCCTCGCTCTTCTGGAACTCGCGCTCCTGGAACTCGCTCTTGTTGAGCACGGTCTTGCGCGCAGTGGCAGGCTGGTCGCCGTAGTCCTCGACCTTGCCGCCAAGCTCCATGATCATGTTGCCCATCGTGACGATGGCCTTCTGGAGCTTCCGGTTGAACGACTTCTGCTCGTCGAAGCCCTTGCGGACCTCGCTCATCGAGGCATCCGAAGCCTCAGCGATGGTGTTCGCGAACTCGGCGAGGAACGGGGAAACCTCGAGACCCTTCTCGAGATCCTCGTTCTCATCGAGGAGGGACTTGGCCGTACGCG